CTTTTGTTTTATTCTTAAACAATCTAGTATCATAGATAGGTCTATCTTCTACTTTGTAATCTTCTGTAACAACCTCATTGATAATCTCTCCATTATCAGCTACTTTGGTTAAGTGACCAACTTTACGCTGAGACTTCCAATAACCAGTAGTTACTCTTAGCAAATATGCAGTACCTTGGTCTGAGTAGTCTTCACCTTCTGATAAGATGTTTGCAATAATGTCCCCGCTATCTAATACCGTTCCGGCATTTCTCATAGTAGTAAACTGACGGTAAGCAAGTGAAGGCATGTTTGTATTCCACTCATGTGACTTAGTACCATCATAGAATGAACCATCATTCTGCATACCACCAATTGCATAACCTGCAGATCTGATTGGGTACACATTCTCAAGAGCTTCTAACTGCTCTTGTGTCATGATGTAACCATACTTATCAATTACGTCCGCCACAGTCATCATATCTGTTTTACCTACCCAGTTACCTTGGGAGATATATCTTGCATCCGGAGACTTGTGGTAGAAAGTGATAGGTGGATTCCATAACTCTACTTCATAGTCATCCTCCATCATTTTAAAATGCCAGAACTCTCTATCTGTAATAAGCATGTCACGGAAGCCTCTTTCTTCTAGCTCATCCATGCGGAATCTTTCAACATCCACCTTGTGTTGGTGTGTTGCCCATTGCTCAGCCATAGATCTATAGTCCTTCTTAAAGAAAGATTCAATCTCTGGTAAGGTCTTTAAGTTATCTGGTGCAAGTTGTTGCTGTGCTTCTTCAGACTCAGGGTCTAAACCTTGTTCTAATAAAGCTGCTGTAATTTTGATTTGAGCATTAGCCATGAGAACTTCTTCTACAGCTTGTCTCTTTTGCTCCATCATCTCATTATAAGAATACTCATCTACCGCACGGTAAGTAAGCTTGGTGGATCTTTTTGCAAATTCTGCTACAAGTACATTGACTACATTGGGAATGATGGGGTAAAATTTTAACTCTAGTGCTGATTCATCTTCTTTAGTTAAGGTCTCTACTATATCTCTGTAATCATTATCATCCTCTACAATATAATCTGTCTTGTCAATAACACCTTTAGCCAGCTTGTAGTTCTTCATTAATTTTCTGGCATTCCTACGGATTTGCTTTAGACCATTCCATTCCAACCAGTCTAAGTTCCAAGCTGCCCATTCATCATCTTTATCTTTTTTAGATAAAAACTGTAATGGCTGAGTAATACTACCCAGTCTGTTATGTTGAACCTTTGCTCCCTTTTTGGTTTGAAGCGCATTATATACTTGCATAGCTCTTATTTAAAATTTTTAAAAGGAGATCTTTTAACTCCTTGGCCATTACTATAGTGAGACTTACCCATATGCCTGAATGGACTACTATTTAATTTAAACAAATTTTCTGACTTTTGCAAGTTTTTGGCCGCATCATCCATAATGGTTCTCTTAGCATAACCCCTGTTAGACTGTTGAATTCTCATGAAAGCAACCAGTGCACAAAATGAAACAAGTCTATCCACGTTGACTCCTGCTGCATACTCACGCATCTCAGTAAGTAACATTGGATCAGGTATTCTTTCTATGCCATATTTAGTCCTTACAATAGTACCATCTGTTTTTGTTTCTATATCCAATTCTTCCTTAGTATACTCAATAGCATAATTAAGAAGGTGTTGTTTAAACAGTGTTCCTGTGTTTTTCCAACCATACTCCTGGAATACGTTAGTATTTGAGCCAAGGTCTTTCAAGAACATAATCTGACTCTTAGGTACTAGATATCTCTGTTTCTTTCTTGATATCATATACTGAATGAACAATGAGATGTTGTTCTCAATTACTGTCCAGGCATTATACCATTCTATAATAAGCTCTAGTCTCTGGTGAGTTTTATTGAGGTCATCAAATCTACCGCACCAAGCAGCTACAATCTTGTCTGGTTCTATGTATGTTTCGGTCTCTGTTCCTGTAACCTTAGTTACTTGGACTGGAGCCTTCATTACATAAATAGAACATAAGGACTCTGATGTTGTTGTTTTACCTTCTGATACGGGGTCAATGGATGCATAGTACTGACCAAAGGTTGGGTCTGCTATAGGTCTTTCCCATACAACAAGAACTCCGGTTTTATCTTCAGTCTTTTTAGTAATTGGGAACTCCTTAATAGGCATCTTATTACTTTTTGTTACTGTAGGTTTTCCGTTGCTATCTGTAGTAATATCTAAAAACTCATAAGCATATTCTTTTTCCTCTATCCTTTTGCTTTGAGCAGCAATAAGGTGTGGAGGAAATACAGATACAGATCTGTGTGCAAATGCTTCTTCAATATTTCTAGGGTGCTGAGATATCCTTAACTGGTAGTCTTCTGGAGATAATTCTTTCTTCCATTTAGCAAACTGCTCATCTAAAGCTTTTAATGCATCTTCTACAAGTGAATTACCATAGTCATCAATGTATGGAGGCATTGACCACTGCTCAGGAATAAACAATCCTGACAAACCTTCAGTACCTTTTGCATCCAAAAGATTAGTTTCTACAGCATAAATATCCTTAGATGTAGGATTGAGGATCATGTCCCTTAATGGATTACACTGAGATAAGTCACCCACAGATCCTGCTGCAATGAACATACCTGTAGTAACCATACCTGAGCGCATGGCCGGGCGCATGTACTCATATGTCTGATCCATCTTAGGAGCAATACCTGCTTCCTCATGGAAGAAGTATTTTACCGGACCCCCTACACCATTTGTTGGATCTTTCTCAAATGACATACCTTGTATGGTGCCTTTGAGACCAACTTCAGTTTTTCTATCTCCTTTTCTTACCTCAATCTTCTGTTGCCACATCATTACCTTGTCTGGTGACATAGGCCTATACCATGCGGTATGCTCATTTAAGAAGGCTGCATATTCCTGTAAGAACTTCCAAGATCCTTTCTCATTGATGTAATCTTTGAGACTGGCTCCCATCTTAAGTGTAACCCCTGCTTCAAACCACTGCTGGTTTATGAACTTACCCATATGAAAGTAGGAGGATGCAATCTGACGTTTCTTAAGAATAGCAGCATGCTTGTAGTTTAACTCAGCTAATAACTCATAGAGAGCCATGTGATACTGAGCATCCCGGATCTTAGCAAAGTCAAACTTCTGTTGTTCCTTATCAAAGATTGGTAGGAAGTTTAACCACATGTAGTATTCTCTTGCAAGAAACCATGTGTTGTTATCTGCTTTTACAATTATGCCTTTCCGGCACTTTAGCTTTTGATCATCCCAATATGCAATAAAGTCTTTTGATTTGAATGGGGCTGTGCAATATACTCCATTATCTCTAAACTTTCTTGACTCAGATATAAATACCTGATTAGTTGTATTGTTGAATCCGTAATCACCGGGTTGTTTGAAAACTCCAAATATGAAGTTGCTGAAGTCCTCTCTGGACTCAAAGCTTGTTGTTGTCCATGTTCCATTGTCATAGGTTGGTATATCTTGATAAATTTCACTCATAATTAACTGTCATACGCAAGCCCCTGACCACCTCTAACTTTGCTTGATTGTTCTTCTTGCAAGTCTTTGTAGACCCCTTTAAATGAAGCTCTAATCTGATCAAAGTTTTTAGCTGCAGCAACTAGTGAATTAATATTACCATCTCTTCCGGCTGTAATCTGAGTAGTCTCCATGTATCTAGCTAATCTATCTAACATAGATGACATTCCCTTATATGCTCTAGATGTAGGAGTCTCATACATTCTTTTACAAAACTCTAATGCTACAAAAATGTCATCATCTTCTGGAGAAAACTCTGCTTGTATTTCTTTTAGAATTATGTCTTCCTTATCTATGTCTGGTACATTAAAGAAAGGATTCATATCCGGATTAGGGCATGTCATATAAAAAAGGTACAAGTAAATCTTCAGATGATCTTCTGGATAATTGTCCATAACATCTTTAAGAGCCTTGAGTGTATAGCAGTGTTCTGTGGGAACTACTACTCCATTCTGAACATCAAATAGTCTTGCTAACATGTTATTTCTTTTTTACTGGGTGGTCTTTGATATAATGTAGTATGGAGATAACCTCATCTACAAGATAAGGTACAGCCATAGGTATTACTTCTTTTACTATTGGGTTACCCTCAGAATCTTTTGCTGTAACCGGATACCCATATTGATCTTCTCCTTCTTGCTCAAATGTGATATGATGTATAAAGATTCTTCCCGGCTTTAACTTAGGATTGTGCTTAAGTATAATATACATATAAATACTGAGCTGTAAAGCATAGTGGTTGAAGTTACAGTCATCCAAATGAGAAACAGGATCAAGCATTTTCTCAGAAGCCCCTTCCCAATTAGTAAATGATTCTGTCTTAATCTCCTTATTAGTCTTATAGTCAATGATGTTTACTTTACCATTTACTACTTCTACCAAATCTGATTGTCCACAGATACCTGTAGACTTAAGATAAACCATATGTTCTGGATATACTCCCGGATCTAACTTCTGTAAAGGAGCATGTCTAATACCATTATGTTCTCCTGATGGAGAAATTACAGGTACAGTTACACCTTCTCTTTCTATTGAAGCTAAGGAACATAAGTCAGCTTCTCTTTGGTTGTGGTAATATGTACCAAGAGTTACTGCTCTGTCAGCTTCATTTTTCCAGATCTGCTCAATAGTTTTAGCTTCAATACCATACCACTTAGAACGCTTGTTCTTAGTGACTCTAGCAGCTACAGCTTTAGCATCAAAGGGTTTCTTTAAACTTGATATAAGTGTAGTTACACTTGTCCAGCTGATTCCTTCAGAACCATCTATACTTTTGTAACTGTGATCTTCTGCATTAAATACTATGCTCATAGTTCTTCTAATTTATCTTCTTCTTCTTCTGTAGCAATGGCATCCCATTTACCTTTAGGGCACTCAGAGGATAATGATCTGGTCTTAAAAGATAATGAGCATCCGCATTCTGCACAACAAGGTTGAGTACCTTTTACAGCACATTCTTTCCCTTTTGTATCTAAGTGTTCACATCCATCACAGATATCATGCCTCATTCTGGCAATGTCTTCTACAAACTCATCTCTGATTACAGAGTTTTTAATACCCTCTAGGATTCCTTTTCTATTCTCCCAGATTGTCTTTAGTACTGCTCTCATCTTTGTTCTTTTTAAAAATTTCTTTTCTGGTCTCTTCTTCCATTATCTTTTGTTGCAATAGTATCAGTTGGTCAAGCTTTACTTCTAGTCCTTTCTTTCTGTAATATGCCTTAAATGTAGATACATCATGGTTCTCTAGTACCTTCTGTATCTTAGGTATATTAATCTTGACCAATCCTTTTTTTGCAACAAAGTGTCCTAAACCATCCATGTTGATTCTTGGATATTTTAGTTCAATGAGACATTCTCTTACTTCTTTGTAATATGCTTCAATGAATGCTTCAACAAGTTCTTCAGATACATCTAAATCTTCTGCTACTTCTATATAAAGTTTATTGGCCTTCTTGGGTATCATTGCCTAAAAATTTATAGTCCAGTAGTATAGTGCCTTGTGTCTGAATCTTTAATTCTGGATTCAGCCTGATCAACTTCTTGTTGTCATCATCCTTTGTTACTAATCCATTTTTCTCAGCTTTATTAATACAGTTTCTTACTGTCTGAGGAGACTTGAATATCCAGTCCTCTTCAGAAGAAGCATCATAACAAAAATGAGTAAGTTCAAGCGGCTCATTAAAACTAAGTAAAGTGAGGCAATTCAAATCAGACTCACTCATTGCTATCTTGTTAATATAACAATGAGTCATTATCTGAAATTTTACAACATCCCATTTGGGCATTCTTACCCTCTTCTGTACTTGGTTAACAAGTGCCATGACTAGTTCTTTTTAAGCTTTCTTTTTTGGGTTTCTGGATTAACTCTTCCTTCTAGGCTAAGTCCTTCTTCTTCCCTATCTTCTTCTAATTCCTGTGGATTCTGGATATGATACATAGCAACAGCATGTTGATGATCAAATTCAAGTCTCTTGAGTTTGTACTCTGCAATCTCTGCAAGGAGTTTCTCATATGTATGCTGGGCTTGTAAGAAAGGAATTGCTTCTTCAAAGAATTTTTTGGTCTCTTCTTTTCTAGCTTGCAATTGTTCTGCTGTTAGAGCATCTAGATTCTCTTGGCTTTGTTGGTTTTCCATGTTGGTTAAGTTATTGGTTTACAACAAATATACAAAATAAGTTTAAATGTATATTGTTTAAATAAAAAATCCAGGCACAGAAAGTACCTGGACTATAGTAGTTTAAGTGTATTACTTTTTCTTAGCAGTTCTTTTTACAGTACCGCCTTTTTTCATACCTAGTGCTTGCTTAGCCTTGTCTACAAGACCATACTTTTTGTTGGCGATCATAGCAGCTCCACCAGCTAAAACAGCAGCTCCTGCTTTTTTAACTCCATCAGAGACACCACGTTTACCATACTTGGTTACTTTACCACAACCACTCTTTCTTCTTCTTCTTTTTTTACCATCAGCACCCATGTATTCTTCCATACATGAGTCATCAGTAGAACCACCTACAGCATAGCTTTTCATAGAGCGGATCATTTGATTCTTGCTTTCTTGCATCTTATCTATTTTTAAATGTGAAGTTTAAAATTGTGACAAGGTAGAAGTTTCTGGATATATCAATCTCAACATTTAAGATATCTATTGCAGATATTCTAATTCTTATCATTACTTTGTCCCACTGTTTGCGGACATCTTTCCAGTTTTGTCTGAACTTCATGACTTATTTCATTGATAAGTATTGAGTCCCGTTTCCTTTTTTAACAGCTTTAAGCATCATTTTTCTTTGCTTGCCTGTAGACTCATAAGATACGTGCACCCAGTCAGGATTAGCATCTGTTCCAAATTCCCAGATAAGTTGGTCAAACTCTAAGTTCTCTTTAATGTAGTTAAAGATTTGAGCATTGGTAATTGATGTACCATCCATGTCAATATCAATAGCCTCACCAGAACAATGTTGTGATGACCCACTACCTTTAATAGCTGTATTAAGGGCTGCGGAACGGTATCCTGAGCTAATGTGAATAGGAACACCAAAGTGTTCACGGATTGGTTGAAACACCTTCTCAGCCAATAATTTAAAGTTCTCAATATGTGCTTCTGTAGGCATATTAGAGATACCTTTTCTTTTAGCAGTTTCTGATCTGATTACTTCTGCTAGTGATAGATTTTTACTTAGTTGCATTTTATTTATTTTATATGGTTAGTCTACTACTTCTTCTGAAGCTTCTTCTTTTTTTGCTTTGTTCTTTAAGCTCATGATACGTCCGGCAGTTGTAATACCAAATGCACCTAAGGTAAGTAACATGAAGCCATCAAAGATAAACTCTTTAATAATTAGCTCATTGCCTATTACTCCTGTAATTACATCTGTTAATAATACAAACACCATTGCAAAAAATGATACAACACCTACAAAGGCTTGCTCATTAATGTTGTTGTCATCTGAGATCAACTCTCTAAAAAACTTTTTCATAACTTATTTATTTTTGGTCTGTTGGGTAATATCACCTCTTTTTCCCATCCTCTTCTAGGATAGTCATTTTTCTTTTTATCTTCTGGAGGACATGTTTCTGCTCTATAAAAGAAGATGTCTCCAGTTTGATCATTCTTTCTTACTTTATATTCTGAAAGGTCTACAGCTTCAATCCAGTTGCTATCATATGAATAATATAACCAGGCTCCTTCTTTTGCTCTGGCATATATCCAGTTCTCTACATAATCTAAAAAGAATAATGCAGAAATGTAATCAGCTCTAAGTTGTTCATGACCTGATGTTCTGTAATAGGTAGCTTTCAACAAAGAATCCTTAGCCTTAAGTAAGGAGTCTTTTAACAGCAATTCAGTTTTAGCATCAGCAATCTTTTTCTTCTGGCTTTCAAAGATATCATTGATTGTATCAGCTTGACCCTTGGTGAGAATAACAACTGAGTCACCCTCAATTACCGTCTGAAGTGGGTAACGTGATTGGCTGGAACTCAAACTGCTTACCAGTAGACTGCTTGCGAACAATATCCTTTTCATTTGCTAATTCTTTTTTAATGTCTTTTACTACAGATCTTGTACTATCTAAGTCTCCAATAACTTCAGAGACCATCTCTTCTAGGTTTGCTTTATCTTCTACTAGCTCTTTGTTTGCAGCTTTTAGTTTACCTACACTTTTAGTTAATTTAGTATTTGCTGTAGTAAGCTGTTTGTTCTTTCCAGTTAACTGAACATTATCATCTACAACAACTACATGTTCATGACCACTTGAGAATATCTGTAGTATTACAAGTAGAATAAAACCACCCGCTATCAGAAACAATCTAGTTCTCATCTCTTTTTACTAAAAAGCAATAGTATAGTTTCTTTTAAACTTTTTGAGCTTTCAGTGCTTTCCTCTAGTTTCTTTTCTAGCTCATCTCTATAGTCACCCTCAAGTTCTTCTACTTTTGCTTTCAATTCTTCTTCACTCTTCAGAAGTTTGTTTAAAAACATCCAGCATAAATAACCTAGTGCTAAGACAGCAAAACCTAATACACCGTATTGAGTTAATACTTCAAAAGGACCAAATGACATTATTTCTTAGTTTTTCTTTTTACCACTTTCTTTTCTGTAAGCTCTTCTTTCATCTTCTTGTTTTCATCAAGATATCTCTTGATAAATATCCAAGCTACGTAGCCAAGAGCTAGTGCTGCTAATCCTAGAGGGCCGTAGTCTCCCAATTGTGCAAATACTCCAAAGTCAGGAGCTGTTGATACTGTATCCATTATTTATGTAATATTAATTGTTTCACTGCGTCCGATAATTCTCCTACCGTCTTTGCGAGATTTTTAATTTCCAACTGTGTTTGTTCCTGGATAGCTTGATATTTAAGTCGCGACTCTTGTTCTACAAGTTCAATTTTGCCTTTTAATTTTCCTAGACTTTCTGTATTGTTTCTGACATCTGTGTGAATCATTCTGAGAAAGTATCCTATGACACCTGTGACTGCTACTAATCCCCACTGTACTAGTTGTGTAATTTCCATCATTTTATTATTAATCCTGTAGTTAATATACCGTTGAGAAGAAAAGAAATGTTTCTTTGTCTTTTTAATTTTTTAATATCAAAAGCTTGTGATGTAATAATAGTATCCTGCGAATTGATGATGTATCTTTGGGCTACTATTATAGTATCTTGGGCTGCAATAATTGCATCTTTTTCTTTGTCTCTGCGGTATAACACGTGGATCATTGTATCCTGGATCTGAGTAATTCTGAAAGTATCTCTAGAGTTTTTAACCTTTTCTAGTTCTGCTTGTAAATCAAAAAGACCATGATTAAGTTCTTCAATAATAACTTTGCTGTTGTCAATTGCTTTACCTTGCTGCTTAATTATAGTTTCCTTACCTTGAATTCTAGTTTCAATAGTCTTCTGTGTACTTACCGGATATACTTGCTTAGGGTTACGCATAAGTAAAAATATACACATAGTAGCTAAAGCAACTTGTAGTAATAAAGATATGTTAGACTTATTAAGCATATATATAATTTACTAAAAATTTAGATAGGTTCCTCTCCTGTAGAAATATATTCTGCAGTAATTGGGTATCCAGCAAATGCATGTTTAGGATTTGCAGGTTCTACTAAATTAGCTCCAAAGTCATACATTTCTGTAGACATCACATCGTAGTGGTAGCCTTCAGCGTATACAGGTGGCTCAGTAGTTGGGTCTAGGCAGATGATACCTAGTTCAACAACAGCCTGTACGCCTTCTCCGTATGAGTAACCTTCTTCTTGAGATACTAAAATGTTCTTTGCAACCAAGTCAGCTACTGCCTGGTCTTTGCCTATGTATGTAAGCTTAAATATATTCATCATTATGTTGTTAAGGCTATACATTGAGTATCCGTAAGTGGAGTTGAGTATAGTGCCATTAAGTTGACCTGAATAGCTCGGTTTGAACCTTCTCCTATTAAGTTTTCCATTGCAGTTGGAGTAAATGGGGTTGCAGCTACTACCTTAACTCCATTAACAAAAACATCAGCAATAGTACCATTCCATTTAAAAGCAACTTTAGCATTGTCAGTTGCTATAGTATGAAGGTTAGCACTTAAACCTCCTGCTACTACTGTAAATATTCCTATTCTTGACGAGATAGATCCTGGATTTCTTAGTACAAATCCATTACCAATTGTTGATGAAACTCCTGTATTTAGAAAAATTCCACTTGTTGATAAATCACGAGTTACAGGAATATTTCCTCTCAACTCTATAAACCAAGTCCCCCCGCTTGCAGTAATCAACCCATTGGTGAAGATGTTGTTTCTACTGATTTGGTCTAAATTTCTTGTAACACTTGATACTAAAGTAGGTATATAAGATGTTGCATATGATCCCAATTCAAGCTGTGCACCCCATAGGAATACTGAAGTAGTTAATGAGTTTGTTTGTGCTCTTAGTGCGCTTGCAGATGTTGTTAACTGAATTACAAATGTACTAGAATTACCCGCAAGTACTGTTGTTCCAGTCATTGCCATTATACATCTATACCAACCATTCCCTACAGATTGTATGCTTGCCGTAGTAGCAGAACCAACTGTGCCAACTACACCATTATTTAAATCAAAATTTGCCCAAAAATTTGAACCCACAATTGTACTATTACCGTATAATTGAATAAAATCATTTGTATCTTTTTTAGCATATATGGTGTATGTATATGTAGTTGAAACTAAAAGTGATATATTTTGATTTAATCTATTATTACTACTTGTACCATTTGCTGTTAAGGTATCTGCATTTAATGTACCATCAGGAGATATTGTTGTGTTTGGCGTTACTGTGGATTGGACTATAGTCCAAGGTGCATTGTCAAGTTGCTCACTTCTTAAAGCAAGGTTAGTTCTTTGCGGCTCAAGTAATATGTTAGGACAGCTTCCAAGTGAGTAGTCAAGTCTCGGAATGTTATTACCTACAGTTTCTATTAATCCTGCGCTATTTATACGTGTAGCAGTAGTTGCTCTGGTTACAGTAAAATCCCCGTTTCCGTTGGTAGGAATTATAGAATATAACTTAGTAGCTTTGTAAGCATTAGGTGTTAACAATAAAGATGCATCATTAAGTAAACTCATGCTATATTATTTAATGCTGTTAGTTGATTAAGCAAGCAAGTCTCTGCCTCAAATGTTCCACCATCAGCGGCTACTCTAGCCTTAAAGTTATTAATCAATGGAGGAATTAACCCAATTAAGATATTTGTACCATTAGGTATTCCAAGCCTTTTAATAAAATTTATATCAGTAGCCATACTAGAAAACAGCAATAATTAAAAACTCAGTTCCTGTTGCGTTATAATTCAATGATGGCAATGTATTATTAAGAACCCCTGCATCAAAACTTATTGTTTCTCCCGGTTTTAATGTAACAGTATTTACTGTACCGTTAGCTGTACCTACATTAGCAATTGATAAACTATTTAATCCTGCTAATGTTGAACTAGCTATGGTTGGTCTTGAAATACTAATTGATTTTGCTTTTGGCGCAAGATATGATGTTCCACCATTAAAAAATGCAGAAAGAAGAGCATCTAGCCCTTGAAGCATTTTATATTGCCAAGGAAAGTTATTTCCTTTATTTCCGTAGTCTTTTAAATTACCTATTGACATGTTTTTTTATTTTAAATTTATCTACTTATTTCTTCCCAGTCTAATGAGACATATGACCCTAAAGTTCCACCTATTGCATCTATAGCCATTTCAACAACTAATTCATAAGCGGTTCCAGTAAAACTATTTCTTTCCAACTGAGTTGAAAACAATGCCTCTTTTAATATATTGATACTAGGTGATCCCTGATTAGATGAGTTTACATATCCCTGTGCTAATACTCTACCACCTGTACTTGATGTACCTGTAAGATTATATTCAACTGCAGAATCAGTTCCGGCTGAAACCCAAGATCCACCAGTTATAGTATCATTCTGTACTATTCTCCAAACATAATTTTTACCATTACCTATACCAAGTAATGATACAGCTGTAATTATAACAACAGCATCTAACTTAGTTGATGTTAGTCTTAAACCAATCATAGGATAAAATGTCCCTGCTACTGCAAATGTTTTAGGAGTTGTGATCGGAACTCCAACAGCTTGTTGAGCACCTCTTAGTTCATAGCCTCCTTCTGAAAGTACTGTAGAGCAAACTTGTTTTAATGTACTTGCCGTTGCTGTAACACCGGTATTAGTTATTTCATATCTTAATGGTAGGGATGCTGTAGTAATATATGTACTTGTAATTAGGTTTGCATGGTTAAATTTGTGTGCTATAATGAACTGACCATCAATTACAAAACCTAATCTTACTGTTCCTTCTCCTAACCACTCAATATCCATAAATAAAATCTGAGCTTTAGTTATATTTAGTTTGTATCCTGACGGACCTGTGCCATCCATTTTATCTACATTCCATGCAAATTGATTTACTACAGATTCCGTAACAACGCCAGTAACCAAACTTCTTTCTACAAAACTTAATGTGCTGTTATTCAACTGAATATATAAACCATTATCTGTACCAAAATAACCTATTCTTTGTCTAAGGTTAGTTTGAGCAGGAGCCATAACAAAAGTATTCATCACCAGCAATGACTTTCCTGGTTGGTATGAAAATACTTTTGTTGTTTCTCTTAATACTTGTGAACCACTAGTTGTATTTACATTTAGGTTTACAAGCCCTTCATTAGAACTAAATACAGCTGCTCCACCACTTGCTGTAGATGTATTCCATAACCCATTATCTCTATATCTATGGGAAGAATCAAATAAAGTAAATGGATTGGAAACTCTTTGTCTGCCAAATGCATCAGTGGCCATTGAGTTTGCATTTGTAATGCTACCTGCAATGACACTGTTATTGATTTCATCTAACCCCAATAACATCTTATATTGCCAAGGAAAATTATTCCCCTGGTTGCCATAATCTTTGAGGTTACCAATTGACATAGTAGTTAATTAAAATCCCCCTTATTAAGGGGGAATGTATTATAGTTACGCTACAATGAAGAAGTGTACTTTTACTGCTGCATCCAATGCTACTGATCCTTGGTTAGCAATAGTAACTGTAAATGAACCGTTTGCCACAGCTCCTACAGTAACATCAGCATTACCAGCACCAGTATATTCTGTAGATACAATAACAACTGAGGTTGATTTAACTATACTGTTTGTTACAGTAAATGTTGCTTCACCTAAAGATGCTAATGTAGATGATACAGTTGTAATAACTCCGGATGGTGTATTTAATGTAACACCAGTAGTAATACTAGTAGCCTGAGTTACAGTTCCTTTGTTGTACAAAGGCTTTAACCCATCAGCATTCAATGCTAAAGTTAACCATTCGTCATCTCTTGTCATGTCTTTAGCAGCAAGAGGCAATAACACTTGTGTGTCAGTTGGAACAGTAGTGATATAGCGCACTCCTTTTTTGACCCAACTAATAAAATTTAAAATGTCCATGAGTATAAATATTTAATGTATAGTATAATATAATAAATAAATATGACATAACAAAAAAAATCCCCAGAATAACTGGGGACTTTATTGACAGGGTAGAGGAATTACTAAAGAAGAAGCTATCCTATCATATATCCTAATAAGAAAGAAACTATAATCATTGCAGCTATAGTCCAGTTAGCAATGATTCTACCTTTCTCATCTTCATGATACATATCATATACCTTGTTATATATTGGTCTTGTCATGGCATTAATAACTATCCAAAAGAAAGCTAGTGTGCTAATACCAAATATTAATATAATGGGCTTTAACCAAATCATAGTGTATCAATTCTTCTTTGTAAATATACTAAAGCTTTTTGAAGATCTTCTTTTTCAGTAGTCTTACTTTTCTTTCCAGCTCTAGCAACATACTTAATTACATTGCCAAGATAGAAATCTTTATCCAACTTCCAAGCTTCTAATACCTTAAAAACTTCATAGGGGTTGTCTTTTCCTCCGTAGTGATTAGGTCTTGTAGCATCATTAACAATAATAATACGAGAACTAACATCAATAGGGGCACCAGTGATCTCCTCTTTGGAGCAGATGACCTTTTCATACTCCTTAGCTTCTTTACTAAAGTTTACCATACTATAACAACATCTCCCTCATTGAGGACTAGTTTAACTTCACCATTAATATCAATGCGTTCTACTACTTCCATATTAAGTGAGCTTGTGCGGATATATACCTGATCTCCTACAGCAACATCTTCTACTTTATCACCAATTGCAAATACAGTTAGTTTGTTCCACATCTTCACAGCTTCTTGCATGATGGCATCTTCATCCTTTGCACTCAACTGGATTACTGACTCTTTTCTTTTGGGAACATCAACTAAGATTGTTCTTCCTCTTAAACTTTTAAACGGTTTCATTGGTTTCTGGTTTCATTGTGATTACTTTGACTACATTCATTTGAGCATTGAGAATCTCTCCTACTGCATGATCAAATAAAAGACTTTTTAGAGCACCTCTACCATCAGTGGTATATCTGCGCTTAAGAATCTCAGCCATCTCTGCTGCCAATTCTTTTACTCTATGCACATCTGCATCTCCACTAGGATTAAAGCTCAACCCTACTAGTTGCTCTCCAAATGACGGGATCCTTGTTTCCTTAACTTCCAGGATCATTCCTTTTTCTTCTTGTTCCATATATTTATCAAATTTAATACGTGCTTCTAAGTTGGACTCAGACTCTGCTGTTAACTTTTTCCATATGTCCAACTGATGTTGGGTCATACATTCTCAAAAGTTGCAATAAAGTCTTGAGGTGCATAAGCCATGTATTTACCTGTTATTGTCTTTACTATAAAGTCATTAAGACAAACAACCTCATTGCTTTCTGCGGGATCTAATAAAAGATCTTTCACATGACCATGAGTTGTAAAATAACAAGTATCACAAAAGTCCATAACTTCCAAATGATTGTTTCCATTCCATTGAATAGCCTCTATCATAAGTGGTTTGGTTTTAAACAATTGTGCCATAGCACAAATATAAAAAACTTTTCTAAATAAAAAAGTCCAGACTTAACATCTGGACTCTCTTAGTTTTTAACCCTTAATTCATTATGAACACAGCAAATATATAAATTATTTTTTATCTACCCTGTGCCCTATAACTTTTTTTGTAGTTCTTGCTTTTCTTCAACTTGCTAGTCTTTG